GTTTAATGTAAGTGGATCTGATTATTTAAATCAGTTTCTACAATCTTATGATCAGAGTAAAATTGTAGAAGATCCTGTTTTACCTGGACGTTTGACTTCTTTAATTAAAGAAAGAGCACAAAACGGTTTCCAAAACAGTAAACAATTCCCTGGCCAAGAAGGGACTTCAATATCATGATGCTCGGTCAAGTACTTCGCGTTGCTGGACAACGTTTAGCTCCAATTGTTGCTCCTGCTGGTGGTAGGGCTTTTCTCAAAGAAGCTGCTTTAGGCGCTGGTGCTAACCTTGCATTAGAGCAGGGTTTACCAGTAATACTGGGCAAAGATGCCCCTCCACTTGAACAAAGTCTTTTACGTTCAGCAACGATTGGAGCCTTGAGTGGGCCAATTGAACGAACAACCTTGGCTGGATTAAAAAGAGCTGTTCCTGGTGTTTCAGGTTTACAGCCTGCTTTAGCTGACCGCCTTGGCCAGATGGGATTATCCGGTCAAATGCCAACACGTTTAGCAGGGATGGCAGCAGGTGCTGGAAAATTAGGTTTAGGTGTTGTTAGTACACACGCTCTTACTGAACCGTTGACCAAAGCTATTACAACTTCTATTTTCCCTGAAAGCTATAGCAGTGGTCAAAGTGTTCAGTATGGTGATGTACCTTCTATGCCATCAGCATCTACGCCTGCTGGACCAACTGCAGCTGATTTAAATGCTTTACAGCATCAACGTCAGATGGAATTAATCTATGCTCGGAACTATAAGTTCCCGAGCTACATGTATCACATTAGTCAAGGAGGTGCACCCAGTTCTTTTGAGATGGCTAAAGACATGCTTTCAACACCATCAGTAAGGTACATGTAAATGCGCTTTGCAAATATTACAAATTATCTTTCTAATAGCGTTGTTGCTGCCGGTAAGTTTGGTAGTGAATTTGGCAATTATGTAGAACAAGGTTTGAATCTTGGTCGTGGCGCATCTGGACCACGGGCTGTTTATGGCAGCATGAAGCAAGCGGTTGGTTACGCAAAACAAGGCAACCTCCCTTTAGCTGCTGCTACCGGTGCCCTTGATGTTTTAACAGATGCATCACGTGGTACTTATTGGTTTTTAAATCATGCTTTGGCTGTGGGCCGTAACGTAGGCCGTGCTGCTGGGGAGAAGATGGGCCTTGATCCCGTTACAACAGATCTGCTTGGCAGGAGCACTCCCTTTGCTATCGCAGCTTTAGGTGGTGCTGTTGGGAATCCGTTACAAGGTGCTCGGCCTGCTGGCTTCAAAAGTATTTTACCTGTTTCCAAAGAAGAAGATCCAACAGGTCGGAAGTCATCTAACCCTATGGCGGAATCTGTTTTGCGTTACTTTACAGGTCGTCGCGGTGACCCTCTTCCTTATTCAACATTTAAACAAGAACGCCCTGAAGTTGCTTATCCAACGTATCAACAATATCTGCGCTATAAACATATGAAGCCAGAAGGTATTGGAAAGATTGACCCACAGTCTCAATCTTTTGTTGGACCTCTTGGCATTCTTCGTGGCACTGCAAAAGGATTAAATGAACCGGAGATTCAATATTTTGGTTTCCCTATTACGGCATCCACAGCTATTGGTACTGCAGCAGCTATTGGAACTACAGGCGCATTGCAAAAAGCATTACCTGAAAAAATGCGCTATGCACAAACTGTAATGGCCAGGACTCCAGAAATGGAACAAGCTGTTAAACAGTTAGGTCGTGAAATTGCTGTAGAAAAAGCAGGCATTCCTATCAATAAAGGAACAAAGGGAGGTGTGCAGTATTTAACCAACTTGATGGCAGAAATTTCACAGAAAGAACCAATTGGTGCGCCTAAGCTTGCCACAGCTGCAAGCATTGTTGCTGCTGGACTTGGCACTGGTTATTTAGCAAAGAAAGCATCACAAGCTGTGTTTAACAAACAGGCAGAAAATCGTTTAAAAAAAGAACAACCAGTAGAATACTTAAAGCATAAATACGGTTCTTTTCAGAGTGCTGGAGAAGCTTTAGGTCAACCTCAAGCACAAAGCTGGCAACAATTAACTTCTTACATGCAATAAAAAATGAGTATTTCTTGGAATGATTCTGGTATTGCTAGCTGGAATCCTGATGTATTTAAGTTGCCAGAAAATACATTCGGAGACTATACAAAGGGAATTGATTTAACTCGGGATTACGCTGATGCGTGGAGGAATGTAGATTCCACAGACTCCACTCCTTTTTATCAATCTGCTCAGTCTCCATCTCAAGTTGATACAGGTCGAAGTGAAACAACAAGTAAGGCATTAGAAGCTTTAAACAAAGCCCTTGCGTATCAGGGTAGTTCACAATCTGCACGTACTGGTGGAACAACTGCATCTGCTCCTAGCGGTCGCGTTGAAAAAATAAATAACTCTTTATCAATTATTTATCCAGGGCAAAAACAGAAAGTTACTGATTCAGGCGGAGGCACTGGGGGTCTTTTTGGATCAATTGGACAAGGTGCTGGTTTGCTTGGATCTGCTCTTGGAGTGTTTGGTCCTTTAGGAGCCCCAATTGGTGCGCTTGCTGGCGGACTTATTGATCGTGCAGCACGCTAAAAATATCTTTTCTTTAAGATCATTGCTTTTAAAATAGATACAAAAGCAATTAAGTTTATGTTACCTATTTTAGTTGGAGCAGGGCGGATGGCAATGCAAGCCTTGCCCATGCTTAGCGCAGGCTTAGGTGCGTTACCTGGATTACGAGAGGGTGATTTTGGTAAAGCTGCTGCCGGTGCTGGTTTAGGTTACGTTGGCGGACGGTTAGGACGTGGTGGATTACAAGCTGCAAAAGGCGCTGGTGCTAGCTATTTTCGTCCGGCTGCTGCTGCTATGGCGGGGACACCTCTTGGAACTATGGCATCCGGTTTAAAAGCAGGTGCACAGATCGGTATTCCTCTTGCTGGTGGCCTCCTTGCTGCTCCTCTTATTGGCGGCGTTGCCAGTGGCTTAGCTGGCCCTGTTAGCGGCCTAACTGGTAAAGCTGCAAGGGCTGCAACAGGTGCTGCGGGTATTGGTCAGCAAGTGACTGGTGCAGGTCTGCCGCAGATGCCTGATGTTCCTAATTACGGCGTTGCTGGTGATCTTAGTCAGTATGGTCCTCCAGGTGCTGTAAGCTATGCTGATCCTGCTGGTACTATTCAAAGTCAGCTTCGTTTCCAGAATCAACAGGAACAACAAAGCATGATTAACTCTCTGCGCTATGCTCCTTATATTGAAGCTTATCAACAACGCACTAAAGAGTTTGATCTTCGTCGTGAAGCTGCTGGTGCACAACTGCGGACAGCTCTTGAAACAGATGCAGCTATGCGTCGCCAGGCCCAAATTGGTGCACAACGAATGGGCGAAAGTTTCTTAACTTCTATTGGTAATGCCGGTGCTACCCAGTATCGTTATCTTTGATTGAGGGCTATAACAATGGCTCAACCTTCTTCACAGTTTTATCCTTACGCAACAAATCCGTCAGTTTTTTTTGATGCTGCAGGGCAATCTCCTGTTGGCTCCAGTAAAAAATACTGGGATCCTAAAACTGCTGTAACATTCCAACCTATTCAAATTGGTTTGAATACTGCAACAGGGAAACGAGATACTGAGATAGCTAATCAAAATCTTGCTGACAATTGGACCGGCCTTGGTTATAACAATCAAGAACAAACAGGCGACCTTAGCTATGGTGTAGCAGAAGATGTTAATGCAGATTTGTATGACAAGTTAATTAACAAGTTAGAACCAAAGTTTTTTCAATCCTCTCTCAAGCAACAAGCTTTAGGTTTAGGATCTGGTTTAGCTTTTACAGCCGCATCTTATCCTTTCTTAACAGCATTGCGTCGAGAAGATTTGCGCAACAGTTTGTTAGCTGATATTCAATCTCCAACACGGCAGGCTGAGCGTATTGCTAAAATGTCTGAAATGCTTAGCACCCAGAAAGCTAACAACTTAAATTCACAGGCTAACTACTTAAGCGCATTAGCAAACGTTCGTCAAAGTGCCGGCACCAATGCTGGTTCTGGCGTGGTCCGAGGTTAAAGGTAATTCAAAATGTCAAAACAAGGTTCTAAACAAGAAAGCTCTAAGCAGGGAGGTTCTAAACAAGAAAGCTCTAAGCAAGGAAGTTCTAAGCAAGGAGGTTCTAGTCAAGGAAGTTCTAAGCAAGGAGGTTCTAGTCAAGGAGGCTCTAAGCAAGGAGGTTCTTCAAAAGGAGGAAATGACAAAGGTCCTTCTAAGGCAGTTAATGCCTCAAAAGCGTGGCAGAATTTAGGATCTGGAGACATAAGACAACAAGGTGGAGTACGGACTATTGATCAACCTAATTATGAAGGATTAATTGAAGGGTTAATTACGGCAGGTCAACAAGACTGGTTATCAACTTATGCCCAAAATAGAGAGATAACCGCTATGGGCTTAGCAAAAGCTGACAATGAAACTCGTTTAGGTTTAGGACAGTTTAATCTGCAAGGTGCTCTAGCTCAGGCAGAAGCTACTAAGTTTGCTGCAAGTCAACAAGCAGAAGCTACTAAATTTGCCGCAACTGAGCAAGCTCGCGGTTCTATTGAAACACAACGTGTTGCTTCTCAAAGTGAAGAACGTCAAATCGGTTTAACCGGCGGTGAGACACGAACAACTAATGAACAGCTTGAGATGTTTAGGCGCTATAAAGAACAGCAGGACTATTCACAGGCGCGAGCAGCCTTCCGTGCATGATTGACTGGCTTGAAACATTAAGCGACAACGAAAAAGAATGTTTCTTTACTTTTTGTAAAAAACATAGTTCACCAATTCAGATGTACCTGTATGCCCGATTTCTTGGGTTTACAGGTAACATCGTAGATTGTGACCAATGGCAACAAGCAACGTTTAAAAAGCGCAACCTCCAGCAGATCCTGGAAATAGAAATTGACAACATGCGCGAAGACGTTGAGAAACTTCGCCAAGCAATTGATTTAGGTATGGTGAAGCAGGATAACGGAACTGCTCGAATTGCCATGCTTCAAAAAGAATTACGTGGCGCCATCAAACAAATTCAAGACGAACGTTACCTTAGCGATAAACAAGGTTTGATTCTTGCTGGCGCTGACCGAGCGTTGCGTGAGGTTGTTTTAATCTTTAAGGATGATCCGATTGAAGGTCCTCTTCAAGATGCTGTGATGGCTGTCTGGACCAAAATTTTGGCCGAAGAATCCTGAGTGTAGGGAGTTAGGGTAAGGGGATGGCAAACACATCTCTTTACGCTGTTTATCGGCGCACCGCGCGTGCTGGTGCAAAGCAACAGGTTGTCAAAAAAACAAGTGATATTGATATTGAAAAAGCCAGAACAGATTTTGCTTACTTTTGCGACGTTGTAGGTGATAAGCCTCCTGCTTCTCACCACAAAGAGTGGCATCATTACCTTTGCACTGGAGATGATAGCGAATGTCTTTTAGGTATTGCTGGACCTAACATTGACATTCTGGCGCCACGTGGATCAGCCAAATCTACAGTTTTAGGTTTATTTACCGCGTGGGCTATTGGAATTCATGCTCTTCATAAAAAACCATTAAAGATTCTTTATATTTCTTATACTGTTGATGTTGCACGTCCTAAAAGTGCAGCCATCAAAAGAATTATTGAAGAAAGTAAAGCATATAAAGAAATTTTTCCAACGGTTAAAATTGCCAAAGGAATCAACTCTAATGAATACTGGAGTATTGATTGGAAGTTTGCAGGGATTAAATCCACTGGTGAAGAAGAATTTACAGTTTGTTGCGCTGGTTTAAAAGGTGCTGTGACCTCAAAACGTTCGCATCTTTGTATTATTGATGACGCAATTAAAAGTGCGGATGATATTAAGAACCGGGATATTCGTGCTGCTATGGAAGATAACTGGAACTCAGTTATTGTTCCAACTATGTTTGAAGGTGGGAGAGCTATTTGTTTAGGTACACGTTTTCGTCATGATGATATTCACAACAGCACATTTACTCCAACCAATGATTGGGTTCAAATTGTACAATCAGCCATTACATTGGATGAAGAAGGAGAAGAACATTCGTACTGGCCAGAGATGTGGTCGTTAGAATATCTAAATGAAAGAAAACGACAAGCTCCTATTAGCTTTAGTTTTCAATATCAAAATCAAATCATTCAAACCAGTGAGCTCTCCATCTCACCTGATTTGATTATTAAGAGTAAAATTCCTACAGAGTTTGATACCCTCGGTGTTGGAGTCGATCTTTCTGCTGGTATACGTGAGCGCAACGATTACAGCGTTTTTGTACTTGGCGGGCGAGTAGGAAACAAAGTTTATATTATTGATTGCAAGCGGATCCGGATTATGGGTAATCTGGAAAAGCTGGAAGCAATTATGGAAATGATGTATGAATGGGGAATTGTTTACAAAGAAGGTGATAAATATTTTCCTACTGGCTCAACCGTTGATATTTGGTCAGAAGCCGTCGCTTACCAGGCATCTCTAGAAGCTGATTTTAAACGGATCTGTCAGGT